TCAAGCAGAGTCTGCCAACATAACAGCTTCTATGGGCCGCCAGCTGAGTCCTGTTGCTCCAATGGAGACACCTAGGGTTTCTGGTCCTAGCGGACTTGGTTTGCTCACTGGTCTTGCTGGATCTGCAATGTCGGGTCTCAACACATACGCAAGTCTCAAACCACCTAAAGCTACTAAGTAACTACTCATGGCAGTCTATGAACCCCGTGGTCCTCAGGTTGCTCTGAGGGGTCCTCAGCAAGGCACATCCTTTGCTCCACAGCAGGCCTATGATCCAAGTCAGGCCCTATCAAATAAAATCGAGCGCCAGGCTGCCGTACAGACTCAAGCCCTCGAGCAAACCAACCGGGCGTTAAATTTTCAGAATCAGATCAAACAGAATGAAATTGAAGCCCTTACCAGCTTTAGTGAAACTCTGTTTACCAATCTAAAAGAACGCACCAAAGCCCAGGCCGAGAATGAATACAACCTTGGTGTTGCTGATGTTCTTAATGGTACGGTTGAACTGAACCCTGCCTTTAAAGATAAGTATCAGCAAGAAGTTGGAATGCTTCAAAAGGCTGCTGAGTCTGATGGACAGGTAATCAACACCCTTACCCAACAAGGTCAGGTTGAAGTAGCTGAACAGTTTAAAGCAGAAAGCCGTTCCATTTCTGGATGGCGAGCCTATGGACAAGCAGTTGGATTGGCAAAAAGAGCCGCCAATAATTCCCAGGCTGCTATGCTGGCCTTCATGGAGCAGACCGAGCAAACCATTCCACTTCCTGACGGACGGTTCATTGCTCCTTCACAAGCCTCCACACCGGCAGAAATCAACGCTGTCCTTGAGGTTGCCCAGGCTTCGTTTGTTAAGGCATCTGGGGTTACCAACATCAACCCTGTCATCCTGGCCGAGCATCTGGCTCCAACCCTTCAAAACATTCGTAGCCAAGTCTTTGCTAATTCAAGAGGTGTCTCGTAAGAATCGAGAAACAGCTGTATCTGATACGGATGGTGAGGTTCAAGGTGAGTTCAGCAATCCAGATCAAACCGTTGATGGGCTGTTTGAATCCTATCAACGCTCGGTAACTGATTACCAAGTGAAGGGTGGCCTGAGTCGTGGTGCTGCTGCTGATCGTGCCATGGAAGGTGCGCTCAATGCCATCTCCACCATGCCCCAAGATATTGCTGAAGACCTTCTTGACAAGCTTTCTCAAGTACGAAAGATTGCAGACGATCCTAACAGCATTACGCTTGGAGCAGCATACGCAGACAGCTTTGATAAAACCCTAGAGTCTGTACGTACAAAGGCCGATCAGGCTGCTGCGCGTCAGGATAGAGAACTTGACCGTAATGCGGACAAGGCAATGAATATCCTGGAAAGGGCTCGTCAAGATGTTAATCTACCTGCGGATCAATTAAAAAATCTTCGTCAGGAAACAATTAGCATTCTTGGTACCCTGGCAGATCAAGGCAGTGAAAAGGCTCTCCAAATGCGAGGGCAGCTTCTTGCTGAACCTGCTAACGTTGACTATACCCTGTATCAACAGTATCGTCAAGGCATTTCTCAAGGAATGCGTCCATCTGAGCGTCAGCTTGAAGCTGATTTCCAGAATGGTAAACTGACGGAACAGATGTATAATGAGCTGAAGAACTTTGCTGAGGCTGACTCTCGTGGTGGCTTTAACAAACAATTCGGTGAAGACATCGACAAAGCCGTTAAGGCTCACCTTGAAGCAGCCGGTGCTCTTTCTTTGGATCCTTTTGGTAATCCAGATAAGCATCCTCTTCATGTTCGTCAGATCTCCAATGATTTGACACTCCTTGCTTACAACTACTGGCTTGCAAACAACAAGCAGGTTGATGATAATGACATTAACCAGTTCGTTCTTTCTAAGATACCCAGTCAGGTAAGCAAATACTTTAGGCAGGATCCAACCACCAAAGGATGGACTCCAAAGCCTCTAAGCAGAAACCCCAACATTGCTGGAAACTATAGCACAAGTGCTGTGGCTGGCCGCGTTCGTGATGCCTCTGGATTTGATCCACGCACCATTCAATTGCGCAGCTATACATCTGGTTCCACTATGTTGATGTCCAAGGGTGAGGTAGAAGACAACATTCAACGTCTTCAATCAAACCAACCATTGACCTCTAAAGCCCAGGCTTTGACAGGCAGCAATGGGGGCGCGGTTCGTCTGCTGACCCATCAAGCACAACATTATGGTATTGATCCAAGCCCTATCCTATCCACTCCTGAAGCAAGGCGTCTGGCTGAATACAGCGCTGTCGCTCCTCGTGCCGCCGAGCGGTATGCCACTTCCGGAAACAATCCCCAACAGCAACTACTTCAGCTGCGAAGAATTGTTGAAGCTCAACAACGAGCCCGGAGACGCGTGGAAGTGTCTGGGAAAGGGACAGAGCCTACTACTGATCTGAAACCCGGTGCGGTTGTAGGCATTAATGATTACATTCGTCTCGCTATGGATCAAGGTCTTGGCGGAGAAGAAGCAGTAATCATGGCTGCAATTGGTATGGCAGAATCTACTGGCAAGTCTGGTGTTCGTAATTTGAACCCAAACACAGGAGATGATTCCTACGGATTGTGGCAAATAAATATGATTGGTGATCTTGGACCTCAACGTCTTCGTAACTACGGTCTTAGTAGTGCGGATGATCTAAAAGATCCAGAAACCAACGCTAGGGTTATGTCTAGTATCTTGAAATCAGGCGGTAAAAACGCTTGGGGTTCCTATCGTGATAAACGCTACCTTCAATACATGGGGGAAGCACGTAGGGCATTTGCGGAGATGCAACGATCGGGTTTTAATTCGGCCCGAGGTGGGCGGGCAAACTTCTCACCCACTAATGTTCAGTCCATCCGTATTGAAACGCCAGGCAATTCTTTCCAACCCGGCATGGATCTTTGGTTTGCTGATAAACAGTTCGGTGCTGTTCTCCCAGGCAGGGTCAAAGAGATCCGACGTAACAATGGGAACTATGGCAATATGATTGTCGTAGAATCTACCGATCCAGCAACTGGAGATACTGTGGATGTGCTCTATGCACACCTTGATAGTATTAATGTACGGGAAGGTGAAAGCGTTCGTCCTGGAGTTGTTCTTGGTAAACAAGGCGGTTCTGGACGGGTCAGATCAGTAGATGGAACTATTGCAAGCATTGATTTCCTTGCTCCAGCCCCTGCTGGTAGTAATGCCATGACTCCATATCGTAATTGGCAGCGATTGGCAGCACGAATTAAGCAGCAAATCGAAGCTGGAACATTCCGATAAGATACATAGTTAATGGGAACTGGTGCGCTGGTTCCCCACTTTTCTTTGATAACCTTTAGCCTGCGGGCAATCCTTATTAGAAATGCCTCAACTTAATGGTCCTGTCGGCCTTGGGCCTGTTGATGATTATTACCACAACCCTGAATACAAACAACAACAACTAGAAGAAGAGGAACAAAAGAAGAAGCAAACGCAACAGCGGCAAAAGGCACAAGGAGAAACGGGACCCAAAACGGTCAATCCTCTGAAACCTATTCAACAAGCACTGAGCACAGATCTTGGAGAACCGATTACTGGTGCGCTTGATACCATTCTAGGTACTGATCTTCAAAAGCAATACAAGCAAACCAAGCAAGAAACACAGAAACTTCGCAAAAAAACTGCAGAAGCTTTTAATAAAGATACTGGGTTTAATGCTGAAGCTTCACGAGTAATATTAAATGCTGGTGTTGGTGCTGTTGAAGCTACCCTCGATACCTTTGATGTTGTTGGTGATGCCCTTAAGGTAGGTGTCAACAAGGTTATTGGTAATAAAACCAAGGCCACCGAGGATCCTTGGAATGATCGTTATACCTCTGCTGCCTACTCCTTTGGTCTTCAAAAGCCTAAAACAGAGATTGGTCAGGCTGCCCTTAAGTTGGCAGAGCTGGTTGTCCTAACCAGAGCAGTTGCAACCAAGGCCCCTAAGGCTCTTATTCAGTTGGGAACAAAGGGAAAGGGAATCAAAGGTGCTGTGGCTTCTGGTCTGGTGCCTGGAGCTGTGGCAGACTTCATGCTTACCAAACCGGAAGATGGTAACTTTTCTACCATGGTCCGGAACCTTGTCCCTGAGAACCACCCCCTCCATGATTCGGTTCTGTTTGCCCTAGCAGCAGAAAAGGATGATGACATCTTCCAAGCAAAGATCAAGGGTGTACTTGAAGGTGGTGCATTTGGTGCCGTTATTGATGGTGCTGGATGGCTGCTATTTGGCCGTAAGGCTGCTCAGGCTGCATTGAAGGCGGGCAAGTCTGAATCCGAAGCTATGGCTGATGGCCTAAAGGCATCGGAACAGGCCATGAAACAGATGGACGCGGATAACGTCAAGGCTGTGGAAGCCGAGTCGATGCGCTGGGGTGAGGCACACCAGGAGGAAATGAACCAACTGCTGGACCTGGAACGTCGCTACCTGGACCAGGAAGCCGCGTTTAAGGAGGCAGGGGTAGATGAGACCGATCCTAAGTTCAGAGCCCTTCAGGAGACCCTTGGAGACGTGCGTGTGAGCATGGCAGAGCTGGACGAAGCTATCGCAAGAGGCTATGATCCAGACGATGCTAAGGAACTCCTTCCTCAGGATGCAGCAGCTACCATTAAGACTGGTCCTGTTGAGGATGCAATCGGTCAGCAACACCGAAGCCTTAACAACACCAAGGCCCCCAGTGGTGATCCTACTATTCCAAAGGCAGTACGTTCTGCCCCAATGAATATTGGTGGATCCGTACGGATGATGACAGATGCTCAATTCCGTATCTCCAACATCAAAGGTGGAGCAGAGGATGTCATTCGTAAGCTTTCTAGCCGGATGGATCTTCAAGAAGCCGCCAAGGCAGCTATGACCTCGGTTGATGGTATTGTTAAAAGTGCTGCTCAGGAGCTGGAAGACTTCCGTAATGCTCTTGGTGAGCCTCTGGACAACCAAACCATCTACCAGATGATGAAGGAAGCTGAGGTTATTGATCCTGATTCTGTATCCGGTCGTTACCTTTCCAAGAAGGGTGTGCTGGTTACCAAGGCTCTGGTACGTGACACTGCTCTTCAAATCAATGATCTGGCTACCAATGCCGCTGCCCTGCGTGAAGCGGGTGAATTTGACGGCAACAGCTTTGATCGGGTGGTGGATCGTCTGGTGTTCCTACTGGATCTCCATAAGCAAACCGCCTATCGTTATGGTAGTGGTTTAAATATCTTCAAGCAAAACGTTGGGTCTGTTGCTGATGAAGCTGGTGCCGAGGCCAAGGCTGCCCTTAGTATGGGTGAAGTTAAAGAGTGGGCACTTAAGGTAAAGAAACTTCAACGCAGCTCCGATCCAAATGCTGCTGGAGAGATGGATGCTCTGATTCGAGCAATGGTATTGGCCGGTGGTGATCCGTCCAAGACTGTTCGATTCTGGGATGCTGCTCGTGGTATTGGCTTCAAACAGGCCATGACCAACATGTATCAATCGATGTTGTCGGGTCCTATTACCCACCTTCGGAACATGTTTGGCAACAGCTATGCCATCCTGGAACGACCCTTCTCCACGTATATGCGAGGTATCGTTAAGAACGATCCTATCCTGCGTAACTCTGCTACTGCTGGCCTCCACAGCATGTATAAGGGTATCCAGGACGCATGGGAAGTGGCTGCTACTACCTTGAAGACTGGTGATTCTGTCAACTACAATGCTAAGTTTGTTGTAGAGGATTTTGAAACCAAGGCCATTCTTGAGCAGCTTAATATGGCCGCTCGTACTGATTCGGAAAAGATTGCAGCTGGAATGCTTGAAAAGAGCTATACCATGCTCAATAACCCATGGTTTAGTTGGCCCAGTCGAGCATTGCTTGGTGCCGATGACTTCTTCAAGACCCTGGCTGCTCGTTATCGGATGAATAGTCATTCGATGTACCTGGCCCAGGTCCATGCAGCTGACAAAGGTGATGTAGATTTCTTGTTCAAGAAGTACATTGATGAGTATTCCAAGGGTATTGATCCTCAGTCTGGTCGTATCCTTGATAAGGATCTGCTTGATTATGCAGAACGTGTGGCATTCCAACAGGATCCAGGCAGCTTTATGAATGCAGTGGCTAACGCTGTAGATCAGGCTCCGTTTGGAAAATTGTTTATTCCCTTTGTTCGCACACCTGCTAACCTGCTTGGGTATGGTCTGGAGCACGTGCCACTGATCAATCGTCAGATGAGCAACTTTCGCCGAACCTTGGAAGCTGCTGAGAAGAGCGGAGATTATCTGCTTGTTGAAGAGCTTAAGGGACGTGAAGCCACAGGTGCATTCCTTGTAGGGGCACTCATTACGATGGCCACTCAAACCGACATCACCGGTAACCTTCCGTTTGACCCTAACGAACGTAAGGCCTGGCGTGAAGAGGGTCGTCCTGCAATGTCAATCCGCGTTGGAAACAAATGGGTATCGTATGCATCATTTGAACCAGTCAATTCCATGCTGTCTATTGTGGCAGATGCCATTAGGCTTGTGAAGATTGGTGGTGCTGATGCTGCTGGTCAGGTCATGCGACAGCTTGTTTATTCAATCATGGCAGGCTATACCGATAAGAGTTTCCTGTCTGGTCTGGGTACGCTTGGTGAATTGATCAATCCTAAGACCCTTCAAGATCCTAGTGCGTTAAACTTCCTGCTGAACTCTGCTAATACCATGGTTCCCTATGCGGGTGTTCGTCGAGCATTTGCTAATTCCCTTGATCCGTATATGAAGGAAACAAGGAACGAACTTGATCGTATGCTTATTGCAGCAGCTCCTGGCTATGGTAAAGATCTTCCTAGTGTTACCTCTTGGATCACTGGTAAGAAACTTCACTCCAATGCTGGTGGCCTTTATAACGCCTTGAGCCCTATCCGCATTTATGATGTGGAAAACAATAAGCTCGTTAAGACACTATCAGAGATTGGTTACCCATCCAATGACATCATCAAGACCGGTAAGAATGGAGTTCGTCTTGCTCCAGAACATCGGGAACGCCTAAGTCAACTGCTCTTCCAGAGTGGACTGCCCAAGAAATTGGAGCAGGTGATTGGACGTAAGGAATGGCAGAACATGGCCAAGGCCTATAAGAATCGGCCGATTACTGCTGAAATGATTGTTGGTGCTAACGAAGACAACACGCCTCCACACATCAAACAGATCAGCGGTATCATTAGTAAATACAAGACACAGGCCCTTAATGTTCTTTATGATGAGGATCCGTCCTACCGTGCGCTTGTCATGGAAAAGAGGGAAACTAACATCAAGGCACTAAGGGGAGACTTTACTAAGTCAACAATCAAAGAAGACCTTAAGCAATTGGCTGAATTCTAATGGCAATTGTCCAAAACATTTACACGGGGAATGGATCTACTACGCTCTATTCCCTGTCTTTTCTTTATCTAGATGAGGCAGACGTAAAGGTAACCCTTAATGGAGCGCCCACTACTGCCTTTGTCTTTGTTAATGCCAGTACCATTCAGTTCCTGTCGGCACCAGCCAACGGCACTGCTATCGTTATCTATCGAGAAACTGCAAACGAAGAGACCGAAGCTACGTTCTTTGCTGGCTCTTCAATTAAAGCAGTTGATCTAAATAATAACTTTACTCAATTTCTTTATTCCATTCAAGAAGTCACCGCACGCAGCATTAGCAAACTAGGGGATACTCTTCTTGGTATTCTCAACATGGGTGGATTCAGGATCACCAACCTTGGAGCCCCCGCTTCGGATAACGACGGAGTTACAAAAAAATACGTTGATGATCGTTATGGTCAGCTAACTATCCCTGGTGTAACTCGTTGGAGAACGACTGCTACTGCTGGCCAAACCGTATTTTCTGGTGCTGGTGAATATGGGGGAACTCTTTCCTATTCTGCCAGCAGGGAAACGGTTTTTATTAACGGAGTTCTCCAACAACGTAATGTTGATTACACAGCGGATAATGGTACTACAATTACCTTTGCCGTAGCTCTTGAAGTTGGAGACGTTGTAGAGGTTCATTGTGTCAATAATGCTGCAGGAATTGCTACCGATCAAGCCAGTGGTGTTTATTGGACGCAGGCTGGTACTGGAGCAGTTACCAGGACGGTTGATGCCAAACTGAAGGATGTAGTTAGCGTCAAGGATTTTGGGGCTGTTGGGGATGGTGTTGCTAATGACAGCGCAGCTATTCAAGTGGCTGTCAACACGGGGAAGAAAGTCTACATCCCATCCGGCACCTACCTTTGCAATGTTGTCATCACCAATAAAACAATTATTGAGGGTGATGGATCTACCGCAACAATTCTGATTCCGTTCAACACGGCAACGGCGGCGCTGACCTACCGATCCACAGCGCCGTACTGGACCTATCACTCCGAAATCAAGGGGATTGGTTTCCACGGCGTTGGCACCAAGACGGGTGTCGGCTTCACGTTCTCCAAAACGGACCCCAACCTATACGCAGCTGGAGACGAGTACGCAAACAATGTCAAGTTTGTCGGATGCCGCTTCTATAACTTAAACAAAGGGGTTCAGTTCCCGTCTGGCAACATCGGATCTGAGTTTTACTCCTGCGGGTTCAGCGCCAATAAATACGGCGTTTACGGCATCAACAATAAGTTTGGCGGCGACCCGATGCAGCCTGGTGTTAAGTATTTCTATGCCGGGGAGTTCAGCGGTAACGAGTGTGCGGTGTATGTCCATGATACGTTTGGCGCGGGTGCCTTTGCGTTTAGGGACACGATCATGGAGGTCAACCTAATCGCTGTGTATGCCTACAACGCTGGTGCGCCGCCAGCGACACCGTTCTTGTTTGATGGGGTTTGGGTAGAGGCGAACGGCCAAGCAGGCTCCCCTGGCGCTGCTACCGTCACCATCGACAACTGGTCAGGATCAATCCGCTCAGACCAGACGCTTACCAAGCGTTCCTTTATCTTTGATGGGGACATTAATAGAGCGGAGTTTCGTTCATGTGGTGTTGTCGGAGACATCTACCTCAAAGGCACTAGGTCTTCCGTGCTTGCCAAGGGTTGCAGGGTTGAAGGTAATGATGGGTATGGAGGTGCGCCTTGCACGGTGGAAACACCAGGTTCGTCTGTTATCCATGTAATCGACTCATTCTCTAGCACCACGATGCTTAAGGGTGACAGTATTATAACGACTGGTCGAACGTGCATAGCCGGTTCCACCATTGACGCAAGCGGTTTTGCCTCTTATGGCCGCTGGTTCAATACAGAGCCCCGTGGAGCAAAGATAGCTTCCTACGGCCCTGCCAAGGTAGTCACAGCCCCATTAAATACAGGTGCGACTACCGGGGGTGGTTCATTCAACCTGACGGGAACAGTGGTGTCTGATGGCCGCATTTATTCTCAGTGCAACGAGTTCACGCGAGCAGCCTTTACCTCGGCTCAGTTCACACGCCTTGACTCTCCCAACTCCGTTATTACCACTGTTGAAGGTTGGTATTTATTTACGCTTGATATGAAGCGGATCGCAGGTAACCCAAAAGTCTATGTCTGGGACAGGGCCAATGCGCAGATGGTAGTAAACCTACAAGCCCCCACACTAAACAAGTGGTACACCTTTGCAGCGTTGGCTTATTCGCCTGGCTCACAGTCGTTGTTCTTGGACTTCTCTGGCGGTGACGTTACCGAAACCTGCACCTGGCGCATCTCTGCTTACCAGATGCTGCGCTTTGACACACTGGAGCAGGCTCAGAGTTACCTCGTCTCTGGTGCTTTTGCTGAGTCCTAATATTTAAATTACTATGACAAAAACACGAAACATCTCCGACCTTGGCGCCTTCACCCCTTCGGGGGCTGGAGGTGTCCAGAGGACCGTTGAGAATAAGCTCAGGGACGTTGTATCCGTTAAGGATTTTGGGGCCGTTGGGGATGGGGTGGCGGATGATACGGCTGCGATTCAAGCAGCTATTAACTCATCAGTTGTTGCACAAGTCTATTTCCCAAAAGGTACCTACCGAGTTACAACTTGTCTCAATTTTACAAATGGGTGGAGGGCTTTAATTGGAGAAGATACAATTGGAACACGAATACTCTCAGAGTCAACCACTTACATCGTTGACTGCTCTGGCTCTAATTGGACTCGAATTGAGAACCTTCAACTTGTATCAGCTACGGCAAAGGTAGGACTTTATTATAACCGCACAACTGATCCAAACGGAACCACAACCTTTCGCAATATTGTTCGAAATGTCAATATCGAAGTAGGCGTGGTTGGAACACCATCTCCGGCTATCAATGGTGGCATTGGTCGGGTTGCAGTTTATATGCGTTCTTTGGAATTGTCGTTGTTTGACAATGTAACATTTGTGGCCGACACATGTGTTATGGCAGTCAAATCCGTCAATGCTACATTTCCACCAATTTATGGTGTTGAAGGTGGTGTAGATACCGCAACTTGCACCGAATTCCAAAAGTGTGTTTTCTTTTCTCAAAAGACAGATTTACATGCTGTACGCCTTTTAGGTACGGCAACTACCAGCTTCTATTCTTGCTATGTTGGTTCCTTTAATTATGCAACAGATGCTGCTGCAGTTCCAGCATTTCTTGTTGACACTGGTGATGGATTACACTTCCAGTCCCATATTGAATTTTATAAGCAAGCATTAAAGGTAACTGATCTGCTGCAAAGTAGTTATGTCGATTGGTACATGGCTTATGCCAGCGATAAAGGTACCATTCTTCTGGACAACGGAAACGCACGGATTGTAAGCGTTATTGGCTCTTTTATTAGGGTCAAAACCGGAGATGTTCCCTCGATTAACAATGTTGCTGTAAAGGCTCCAAACCAGAGTACAGCAAATCTTTACCTCAATTCCACTACTATTACAGCCGTTGGTGGTTGCCAGACTCCATTTGCATCAACCAACTCCCCTGTGTCTAGCGACTGCAACTTTCTTATTAGCCAGACAGAAATTAAGCTGGGGCAAACGTTTTTTGGGGCATCTATTCAGCATAATCCACCTAATGGCAATATTTTAATTGGCACCTATAGCTCTAGTGGGAACGCTTTTGCTGCTACAGCTGCCAAAGGCTTATGCTTAGATGTTAATACCAGTCAGATTCTAGCAGCTGGAAATGCAAACCCTTGCGGATATTTCAACAGAACTGCAAGCAATGGTGCTTTGTTTGTTTTCAATAGAAATGGTTTGGCAGTTGGTCAAATAGATGTAAGCACAACAGGCACCACATATGGTTCCATTTCTGATTACCGACTGAAAGAAAATGTAAAGCCATTGGCAAATGCTGTTTCACGCTTGCAGCAACTTAAACCAAGTCGGTTTAATTTTATTTCTGATCCAGATAAAGAAGTTGATGGTTTTCTTGCTCATGAAATCCAGACCATTGTTCCTGAATGTGCTACAGGCAGCAAAGATGCAGTAGATACTGATGGAAACCCTGCTTACCAAAGCATCGACCAGGCAAAGTTAGTGCCATTGCTTACTGCAGCATTGCAAGAAGCAGTTCAACGAATTGAAACTCTCGAATCGCAGATTACCTCTTTTAGCTAATGGCTAAACCAAAAGGCGCCATGAATAAGGTGACCCACGTTCCCGGTCCTCCGAAACGTACTAGGCAGGGCCAGGGGCAACGGTCCCTTCCCAATCATGGCAGAAAACAAACTCGTGGCCAAGGCCGATGAAAACAAACAAAGTTAAAAAAGTGATGGGTGAATTCAAGCGAGGCACCCTTCACAGCGGATCCAAAAAGGGTCCTAAGGTAACTTCTCGTGCTCAGGCTACGGCCATTGCTTTATCTGAGCAGCGTCGTTCCAATCGCAAATCAAAGAAATGATTACTCTCTTTGGCATTAAGCTGTCCTATGAGGCAGCTTCCTTTTTGGTACTGTTTATCTTTGACGAGCTTGTTCCCTATCTTCCAATCAAGGGCAACAACATTGTCCAAGTGATTCAGGGTATCATTCAGCAGGTAAAACTTTTTCGCAAAGAAGACGACACCGTTCGTGCTCTTAAGGATAAGATCCAGGAAATTCAAAAGGAGATTGATCGGCTGTGAACAGCCTACTGCCAGTAAAGCAGTATTATCCTCAGCTCGATAGCCAGACCACCCACGGCGATCGCATGTGTTTTTCATCGACATGTGCGATGGCCATCAAATATCTGCTTCCTGATGCCCTTAAGGGTTCTAACGCAGATGATGATTACCTCCGTACTGTTCTTAGGTACGGAGATACCACCCAATTCACTTCCCACACACGGGCAGCACTTGAGTATGGGGTACGTGCTTCCTTCTTTAAGAATGGAACCCGCACAACCCTTGAAAAGGAGCTTGAAGCAGGCTATCCTGTTGCCTGTGGTGTGCTTCATAAGGGCCCAGCCTACGCTCCAAAAGGGGGTGGACACTGGGTTCTGGTGATTGGTATTACCAATACCCACGTAATCTGCCACGACCCCTATGGTGAGATGGATAACGCCAATGGAGGCTATCCACAGCCAGGTGTTGGTGGTAAAAACGTGGCCTATACCTGGAAGAACTGGTCAAAACGGTGGATGGTGGAGGGCAGTGGCAGTGGATGGTACATGACCTTCCGTTCTGTTAAACCTAAATCAGCCTTTGATAACTCTTGGAATGGTGTCATGACCGTTGCCAAGGCAAATGGTGTTAAGTTTCCCGAGGTTGTTGCTGCTCAATGGGCTCTTGAGTCCGGTTACGGTAAGCATACTTCTGGAAAAAACAACTTCTTTGGCATTAAAGGCAGTCCTGGGACTACAACAGAAACAAAAGAGTTCCTTAACGGCAAGTGGGTTACCATTAAAGACACCTTTAAGGATTACAACACCCCTGAAGAGTGCATTCAACACCTGATTTCCCTTTGGTACGACGATTATAAGGGGTATGAGGGTGTCAATCGTGCCACTTCTGCTGAGGAATGCTGTCGATTGCTTCAACAAGAAGGGTATGCTACGGATCCAAGCTATCCTTCTAAACTAATTAAGCTCATTCAGGAGAATTACAAATGACTGTACTTACGCCACCTTCGGGTGCCTACTCTTTGGATTATGTAGAAATTGCAAACGCATCTACTAATCCTATTCCAACTGTCACTGGCTTTGAAATTCCCAAGTATGACTACATTTCTTTGAGTTATACTGGTAGTAATTTGACCGGAGTGGTTTACAAAACTGGCGGTGCTGGTGGTACGACCGTAGCAACACTAACACTTGCTTATAGTGGTAGTATTTTGACAAGCGTTACCAAGAGTTAAACTAATGGCATACGCATTTAATCCCTTTACAGGGACATTTGATGATAGTGGTACGTTTAGTGGGGGTACGCTCACTAGCAACCTGACGCTGGCCCCAGGTACTACAACTAATTCCCCTTTAACTCTTCAATCCGGCACCAACCTAACAACGGCAGCAGCCGGCGCTGTCGAGTTTGACGGCAAGGTGCTTTACACAACACCAGTCAGCCGTGGTGTGTCACCTTCGATGATGTTCTATCGGCTGAATAGCAGCCTTGCCGGGGCAAGCTCCACGAGCGATCAGTCTCTGCTAGGTGTTGGTGTAACGGTAGCGGCAAGTACTGTTTATGCCTTTGAAGGTTGTTATATTCTTCAAAAAACAGCAGGCACTACATCTCATAACATAGGTGTTTTATTTGGTGGAACTGCAACAACAAATAACATAAGTTATTTGGCAAACGGTGTACGCTATGATACTGCTGGTACATCTGGTGGAGCTGGAACAGGAACAGGATTTACGCCCGTTATTGCTTATCAAACAACAACTGGCAACGTAATCCTGACCGGTAGCATCACAACTGCAAACAGCACTCTTGTAGTTTTGGTCAGAGGTACCATAAGTGTTAATACTGGTGGCACATTAATTCCACAATATCGACTCAGTGCTGCGCCTGGTGGTGCATACTCGACACTTACTGGTTCGGAATTTTATATTTGGCCAATTAGTACCTCGGGTGCAACCACTTCTGTTGGACCTTGGGCATAATTAAATGACATCTTTTACAACTAACGGCAGTACTACAGCTGGTTATGTTTTGCTAAGGTGTCCAATGATTTGGTTGAGGAACATTTAATGTCACACCCTGTTTATCCAGTTTTTCCTACTAGCCCCGCGCCTACGATTGGCCAAACATTTACGGCTAACAAAGCTACTTGGATTTATTCTAGCATTGGCTGGGTCAAAACGGTTGTAGTTCTTACCTCCGATTACCCCATCTACGAAGGCCTTCTTGTTGAGGATAAACCGTAATTATGGCCAGAGCTACTGAAGATCAGTTCAACGAGCTTCACGGTCTTGTCACAAAGGAACTGATTGGTCGCATTGAAAGCGGCCTTGCCACCACTCAAGATCTTAAGGCGGCTTGTGATTGGCTTGCCAAGAATAACATTACCGGCGTTCCCATTTCGGGTTCACCTCTTGCTGAACTATTTGCCAGCCTTCCTGATTTAGAGTTGGAGGACGTGGAACGTGTCATCCGATAATGAAACTATCCGTAACGCGGTAGCAGCAGCTATTCTTGGATTGTTTGGTTGGCACCTTTTAACGCTTCATAACATTGCTAAGTCGGTCGATGTTCTTGTTCATCAGGTTGGACTCAGCAATCAGCGTATCGAACGCCTGGAAAACTTCGTTTATTTTAAAGATGGCCCAGGCAAAGAGCAAGTCCGCTAAGTACTACGCAGCCAACCCAAAGGCAGCGGCCAAGAAAGCGGCCTATCAACGCAAACTGAATAAAAAGCCCACGGTCAAGAATGCCTCCGAAGAACGGTGGTCAGAGCGTAGGCGCCGTGGCTTAGCGGGAAAGGGAGGCCCCGATCTTTCCCATACACGCAAGGGGACCATGGTTCTTGAAAGCCCTTCTCGGAACCGTGCTAGAAATGGTCACAATGGTAAATCCACAAAGAAATGAACAAGGGCAACTCCAAACCCTCAGGTCTCTACGCTAATATCAACAAGCGTAAAGCAGCAGGTACCAGCCGAACCAAAAAGAATAGCACGATTTCTCCAAAGGCCTACGCTAACATGAAGGCCGGATTCCCTAAGAAAAAGAAGAAGTAAACCACTGTAGCGGCTCATGCCTCTCAAAGATCCTTCTGAATACCTCTTCCTCCTAAGGGCCATGACAAGCAGCGAAGCAAAGAGGATGTGGAGACAGGCCATCAAAGATCATTGGCAGAACCAGTGTGCTTATTGTGGCTCCTCCGATAATCTTACCTTGGATCACGTTCACCCTAAGATGCGCGGTGGTCATGACACAACGCATAACGTGGTCCCTGCTTGTAGGTCCTGTAATCAATCAAAAGGTAGTTCCCATTGGCTTTCTTGGTGGGTCAGTCAGGACTCCTTTGACCTTTCAAACTTTTCCAAGGTTCTTTCTTGGACAACTACGTAAACCCAATCTCTTAAAAAGATGGCTACTCTTCCTGCTGGCGGTTCCGCCTACGGTTCGATTTCTACCGCCCCTGGTCAGATCGACAAGCACGAACTGGATAACACTATTGCTACTTCTGCTACTACTGTGGCACTGAACGCAACTGTTGCGGCTGCTACCACTGCTATTCAAACGGTGCGTAAGGCCGATCGTGTGCCTTCCTCCAACGTTGCTAACAAGACTGGCCGTGTGCGTCGGGTCTGATTATCATGGCAAAGATTACTTCTTCTTCTTCTTCTAATCGCTCCAAGCGGTCCACAAAGAAGCCTGTCACTACCTCTAAGGGTCGGGCCAACCGTCAGTCCGTTTCTAATGCGCGTGTGTCGCAATCGGGTGGTGGTACTCCTGGATCCGCAAAGGTTACGACTGGTCGTGGTGGCGGTGGTGTGACCAAGCCTAGTGGCACCCCTCGAATGGTGAATGCGGGCAAGCCCGTAATGCAAAAGCTGGTGCGTAAGGCTGCTCAGGCTCGTAAGGCTGCATCTGGTCGTCCCCTGGTTAAGCCGGTGGAAGCACAGCGTTTGATGTCCCAGCGGGCACCTAAGATCCGCGAAGGTGCTAAGAAGCTGCGTACCATGGGTGATTCCGGTCAGGTGCGGGCTGCCCAACAACGTGGTCAAGAGATCCGTAAAGGGGCCGAAGCTCGTCGTGGTGCTCGTGGTGCCATGAAGGCCATGGAAGGTACCCTGAAGGCTGCTCGTACCGCCCGCGCTGTGGTGGGTGGTCTTAAGGGTCTTGCTCGTGGTGGTGTGGCAGCCGCTGCGCTTCAGGCTCGCCCTGCCGCCGATGGTACCCTTAAGACTGCTCTTAAGCGGGGTGACTATAAGCCCAAGCAAGGTCCCAGCCCCTCTACTACCACTGGTTCCTTTAACAAGAAGACGTTTGATCAGGCCTTTAAGGCCGCACGTTCTTCTGGTGCTAATCAGTTCACCTGGCGTGGTAAGAAATATACCACCAAGATGAAATAGCCACCATTGGGGGTTCTACGGCCCTGTAGGCCCCCTCTTTTCCCTTTTACGTATGTTCCCCCTATGACCCACCCTAAGGGCACCCCAGAGGCCCGTCTGGCTGCTAGTTTTCCTTTGTTCCTTTCTCTTGTATGGAAGTCGCTCGACCTGCCTCCTCCAACAAGAGCACAGCTTGCCATTGCTCGGTACCTTCAACACGGTCCAAAGCGTCTTCAGATTCAAGCCTTTCGAGGACTAGGTAAGTCGTGGATTGCGGCGGCCTTTACCCTTTGGATTCTCTTCTGTGATCGCGACAAAAAGATCATGGTTGTGTCTGCTAGTAAGCAGCGGGCCGATGACTTTACAATCTTTTGTCAGAAATGTCTTATTGAGATCTCGTGGCTTAACCACCTCACCCCAAAGGACGACGACCAACGCTGGTCCCGCGTATCCTTTGATGTCTATGGATGTCGCCCTGCTCAAAGCCCCTCCGTTAAAAGTGTGGGCATTACGGGACAACTAACTGGCTCTCGTGCTGATGTAATTATCTTTGATGACGTGGAGGTTCCGAGTAATTCCGCAACGGATCTCATGAGAGAGAAGTTATTACAATTGGTGACGGAGGGCGAGTCAGTTCTAACCCCAAAGGAGGACAGCAGAATTATCTTCCTTGGAACCCCACAGACCACCTTTACCATTTACCGAACCCTAAGGGAACGTAACTACCGACCCTTTGTTTGGCCCGCTCGTTATCCAAAGAGCCTTATCGGATACGAAGACATCCTTGCCGAGGATCTTCAAAAGGACATCGATAAGAGCGGCCTAGAAAAGCTTTCTTGGACGCCAACAGATACTCGTTTCTCTGAGATCAATCTTCTCGAAAGGGAACAGAGTATGAGTCGCAGCAACTTCATGCTGCAGTTTATGTTGGATACCAGCCTAAGTGACGCCCTTAAATTTCCTCTCAAGCTCAGCGACTTTTCAGTACTACCGCTTGATGCTAAGAAGGGTCCATCTGATGTGGTGTGGGGCGCCGATAAAGAGACTCTGTTGGATCTCCCTGCTGTCGCTCTCCCTGGCGATCGATGGCACCGGCCTAAGACTGTTTCGGAATTTATCCCATACGGGGAAACTATTGTTGCCGTTGATCCGTCCGGACGAGGAAAAGACGAAACTGTTTCCATAATCCTTTCACAGATCAATGGCTTCCTCTTTTTGAGGGACATCTTTGCCACACAGGATGGTTACTCCGACAAGACCCTTAGGGAAATCCTTAGGCGGGCAAAGCAGTTTGAGGCATCTACCTGTCTGATTGAGTCTAACTTTGGTGATGGTGCCATTATGGAACTCATGAAGAAACACGCCGTGGAGATGAAGGTTGGTCTTTCCTTTGAAGAGGTTCGTGCTACGACAAGGAAGGAAGATCGAATCATTGATACGTTGGAGCCAGTCCTTAACCAGCATCGCCTTGTCATTGACCAGCGCCTCATCACCTGGGACTACCAATCCAACAACGACATGGCACCTGAAGAGAGGCTGCCTCGAATGCTGATGTATCAACTCACACGTATGTGCCGAGAGAAGGGGGCCGTCAAACACGACGATAGGGTCGATGCCCTAGCCCTTGGGATTAAGTACTTCCAAGATGCCCTTGCTATCTCCGCAAAAGAAGCCACCATCGAAGCCAAACGACAGCAGTGGAATCAGATGCTCACCGCCTTCATAGACACCCCTCAGGCGGCCACAGATTGCCTTGTGCTTGGACGAGACTTCTCCAGTATCCAAGAGGGTTCTGAGGCTATCGCCAGCTGGATTTAGAAAAGAAGGGACGCATTATTACCAGGAGGAGTGGTGCCTTCCTGGTGTGGAACAGCGGATTTTGATTTGGGGACCGACCATTTTCGTCCCCATTTCCATCATCTTCTTTTCACGTCTATTCCAGTATTGCACCAACAGACACAAATTCTTTCTTGTTAACGCTTGCGTTCCTTGAGAGGCTGTGGCGGTAAGTAGAAGGAATAGACAACACAACATACATACCCGAAAGGGGAACGATTGACCGTTGGACGTAGCTACCCAACCCTTCCCTTGTTTTGGGGCCGACAGCGGAAGGAAATTACGACACAAAATCGGGGGCCGGGGCTCTGAATTAGAAGGAGCGACAGCGACTGATAATGAAGACCAAGTTAGACACATCCGAAGGATGGGGCTGACGCGGAGCTGACACACCAGCTATAGTTCTCTATGGTTAGCGGAGGGTCGTAGACCCGCAGCGGTAGGTTGACACCAAAGTGGCGTCCGTAAGAGTCTTCGGAGCGGAGCGAAGAAGAATCTGGAGGTAAGCCAATAGTCAACCCGACCATAATTACTATTAACCGTTTCTATAGTAGTTACTATTATAGTTATTATATCTATCTATCTATATCCACTACCACCTCTTCCCTTCTTACCTCTCAATGAATCCGTCTGTTAAACTCATCAGCATCACACCAAACGCTGAAGAAACTATTGCCTATTGTGCTAGGGTATCTAATCCCTCTAACCAAGAGAACCACAAGACCGTGGATCGGCTGCTTGGTTATTGTGTCAGGCATGGGCATTGGTCAGTGTTTGAGATGGCTAATGTTGTTCTTGAAATTAATACCACTCGGGCCATTAGTCCACAGATACTGCGACATAGGTCCTTTTCCTTTCAAGAGTTCTCTCAGCGATACGCCAGTACATTGGAGGGGTTGGGGGGTATTGATCTTCCACACCTTCGTAGGCAGGACCATAACAATCGTCAGGCAAGCCATGATGATCTTTCTCCTGAGTCTACCCAGCTCTTTTATCGCCGTATCGCTCAGCACTACGCAGAAGCAGAAGACCTCTACCAGGAGATGCTTAGCAAAGGCGTTGCCAAGGAGTGTGCCAGAGAAGTACTTCCCCTGTCTTCCCCAACGCGGCTTTACATGAATGGAACGGTGAGGAGCTGGATTCATTACATCCAACTTCGGACTACGGAGGGAACACAGCTGGAGCATCGACAGATTGCTGAGCAGGCAAAGCAGATCCTTTTAAGGGAACTTCCGACAGTTGGTAGGGCGCTTGATTGGTAGAAGCGCGTGAGAGGTGTCTAGAAGCCTCAGGAAGGCCCCTCAAGCTCCTCGTAGGTGTCGATACACCTCCGACTCCCTTGAGGACCTCTCCCTGGGCTTCCAGGCGTCATCCATGAATTTTGACACAAAAATGTGAAACCTCGAACGTAGGCTGCGGCCCGCGGCTACCCCCATGCCGGGGGGTCTGGGTGCCTATGAGCGTAGGGGTGGGGGTGAATCGTGTCCAATCCGTGTCCAAACGTGGTGCTGGCCCAGGCAGGAAGTCAGTCATAGCAAGGGGTGTGGGGTGTTCGCGTACCTGTGGCATAGGCAGGTGCGCAAGGGTTGGCCAAAGGGATGGGGCGGTAGCGGGCAGGCCATTCTCAATAAGCTCGTGTGATTCTCAATAAGAGCATCTATTTGATTTATCTGTTCGCAATAAGGGTTCACTATTGAGAATGTTAAGAAATATGGGTGATTTCCACGATCCGGCCCATCGATGGCCCATGATGGTGGCAACGGATCAAGAGGAGCCGCCGCGAAGGCAGGCCAACCCAGCATCCGCCAGCAACCAGCCCATTACGTGGTAGGATGCGATCAACAACCAACAACCCGCACCCACACCAATGAACATCACCGCTGCTTCCACCAAAGCTGAAATTCTCTCGAATGCCTGTGAGATGAGCGACAACCAGCAAACCCGCATCAACCAACTAGAACAGCAACAACTGGTCCTCGTGATCCTTTGTGGAGTACTAGCCTCTCTGCTGATCCTTTGACAACCAGCCGGGCCCATGCTTACGATGGCGTGGGCCTTATCCAACACCAACCAACCACAACACCACGGAACACTCTAATCATGACAGCCGCCAAAGCCTACACCTATCTTGCCGCTCGCGGTTTCCTGTTGCACCGTATGGGCAGTGAGTATCGCATCACCAACTTTAGAGGTGGGCAATGTTTTAAAGGCAATCTTGCTAGCCTCAAAGAGCACCTAGCCAGCACGTACTATGGTGAGCCCACCTAATCACAAACCGCAACCACAACACCAACCACGGAGCACATCATGACTAAACGGGTACAACCACGGGCTAACGCTCGCCACATTATTGGGATGCTCGGGCTTGCCTCTGCTGCTGACATTCAACAGGGTAAGGATTGGTATCAACGAGCCTATACCCTTGCCCTCTCCTTTATTCATACCTACCAGGGCCTTACGTTAGGTCAGGCTATCGGTGTGATTGCAGCGCTATCTCCAAACAACAGGTGGGAGAGAAACTGCGCCGATGCTGAGAGCATGATCAAACTATGGCATGTCGGTGAGGATTCAAGACAGGCAAAGGTCTGTACCTACAACACCAACAAAGATAAGGCCGCCCGCATTCTTGAACTGGAATCAGTAGACACTGAGGCTATTCAAGACATCCTCTCCGGTCAAAAAGTCGTAGCATTCTATCGATGCATCAGTGGCTTTAAGGATACTGTTTGCGTCGATGGTCACGCCTTTGCAATATTTATGGGCGAACGTATCCCCACAACTAAGACCCCGAACATCGGCAAGGCTCTATATGCCGCTATCACCCGCTCCTACATCTTGGCTTCTGAGCGGTCGTTTGATGCTTGCGGCCATGTGCTGACCCCAGCTGAAGTACAGGCTGTTACATGGGTTACGTACCGTCGCCTTATCGGGTTATGATTACGTACACTTGCTGGCTCGGATATAACCTACCACGTGGTGGGCAAAGAATCACAAGCCAACACCTTATCACCGCCACTAGTTATGACAACGCTGTTGGTAAGGCCCTAAGGCTAATCAGTCGGGGCGAACAGTTACTTGACCTAATCCCATTGGAGAATGACCAATGATCACCGCAACTAGCATCGCCCAGGCTTGGACTAAGGCACCAC